AATCCAGCGAAAATGGAATCTGGTACGAATAAATACGACAAAACATCCGGGAAACTTGCATACATTGTCATGCCACCTGGTCATGGGAAGAGCTTCCTCCACGCTGAGATCTATGGACTGGTGGAGGCTGATAGCATTTACGACTGCAGAGGCGATGAAGCCCTTGCTGATGCAAGGTCCATTGCTAGGCACACTGGTGTATGGGCTCGGTATGACAAGAAGTGGTCAGAACGATTGACGGTGAGACTGACAGGACATCGTTGGGTTATTATGGTCCCATCTAAAACAATCGGAGAGATAATGGGAGGAACTCATCTAGGAACACTGCAGCTCGCTGATGATCAGTGGAATAAGAACCTGAAAACCAGAGGCAAGACTTGTAGCGACTATGGATATGCGCGTTGCACCGATCCCGACACGCGGTTTTTTGAAGACAACGTCAGCCTCACAAATTGGGTCCTACTTACCTCCAGTCAATGGCTTTTCCTTGCAGGAGGTGTTTGAACAAGACTCAGGCTTCGCATCCAATTATTGATAAGCCATAGCATTTACTTTTTCATTCATAGTTCTATGTATCATTTTAAAAAAAACTCATTGAATTACACATTCAACTCATTGTAACACAAATCCTAACAACTCTCTGAATCAAATTTCGCTCGTCAATAACGATGGATTACAGGTCAGTATTGAAGAACAGTCCTTACTGGAGCTACCTTCCCGACGGTCTCAAAGAACATCTAACTGGCGAAGAGCTCGAAGATGCATCAACAGAATTCTTGCCCGTTGAAATCAAGGACGATTATGTCGATAGGAAGACTCAGAAGGAGTTCCCAACTAAACCATCGGACGTTCGAATCCCTGCAAGACTTTCCAATGCATTAATCCCGTACCCATCCGAGGTGAAAAACTTCATCTCTGAGATCGATCCTGACCCATGTGAAAGAATTCACGGTCATCATACCTCACAGCTGAAGTCTATCAAATCAGTGATGCAGATTCTTCAATCAGCTGGTAAAGTGCCGATAGCGCCTGTCCAATTCAGCATGGATCATCTGAAGATATTCGCGAGGCAGAAATTTTCGTCAAGAGAAGATCTAATCAATCTCTCTACTCTAGCATTCGCCAAGAAGGCAACAGAGTCTGATTTGAGCATCTCAGCGCAAGCACCTGTCAACTTCAAGATATCCCCGTCTGTACTGTCCCAATACACGTCTTTCGTTATCATGATTCAGAGACTCAGGATCCATATTGCGAAGAACGATGTCTCGCATGCCGTGAACCCTGAAATTCTAGACAGTAACTCGGATGAAGCAAGTTACACGATGTTCTCAAATGGTGTCTACGTCTACAGGTCAACAATGAGGGATCATGAATTTGCAATAATTTCGTGCGGAGGGCATTTCAGGATGTACCATCAGAAGCTGGGGTATTGGTTTTGCGGACCTACATCGTATCTCGATTACATATTCACAGTGTCCGATGTACTCAACAACCTCGATATACTGAGAAATTGTCCTGAATATTCCTGGGCAGAAAAGATGTTTGACATTCTGATCAGACTAACAGAGACAGAGGGATGTCACAATGATCAGGTGGAATTCATGAAAGGGGTGGAGGGCTTCCTGTTGGCAATGTCAGATTATGACGAAGAGTATGCAATGAACTGGAAACCCATACTTGAAGTTGTGGCTGAGCTTTATGAGCTCGACAAGTCGATATCTGGTATCCAATATGATTTTGGGCTGATAATGTGTCTACTCAGCAAGCCGAATTTTGCTTCGGACAAGAGATCATTTCTCTGCGCTATTATCAAAGAAGGGAAGACATTGTCGAGAACACACCTGCAAGAAATATCAGCACTTCATAAATTGATATTTTACTCAGAAGTAGACGCACGAGAAGGAGTGATGAAGTTTCTGAAACGAGTCCATACACCCAGGAAAATCGATAGCAATGCAGTTAAGAACATAACAAGACTGGCAAAATCAAGTTTCCTGATCGCATACAGAAAGCGGCACAAAAACCTTCCAAATATTATCGGACCACCGGAGAAGGTTAAATTACTCGAGATCTACAGCAGGCGTGACAATTACACTCTGATCGAATCATTGAATCTCAGCTGGTGGGATGAAATAAAGATATTCGACTGTATGGACAACACTCTGACGGACGACCCCCTGGAATTCGCAAAAGACAAGGGGGCTCTGAAATCAGAGATTTCATTCGGACCCGGCGACAGCAGGAAAGAACTCTTACAAGTGATCGAACGAAAAGAGTACAATCTCGGCGATTTCTTCGCAAAACGCAAGCTCTTACCAAAGAGGAAAGCTGTTGTGAGGACAAACCAGAGGCACACACCGGTTGCGATGCGCGACGCCGCACGTCTTATTGAGAAGGAAAGGGAACAGAAGAAGGCTGCCAGATTATTCGGAAATGCAGGACTAGAGAACAAGCACGATCTCAGTCTGATCACCGCAAAGATGAAGAAAGCATTAGGCTACTTTGACGAACAGCTCATGACCCCCCCCGATAAGAAACGGAAAGCAATCATTCATGAAGCATCCAGAGAACTATCTCAACCTGATAACTACTCACTTCTACTTGATATTGAAGGTCACAATCAATCAATGCAATACGAGAATACAAGTGAATTGGCAGAGTTTCTGGGGAATCTGTTCGGCTATGATGGATGGGGTGATCTTCCTCATTACTTCTCAAGTCTCACAGTATTCCACTACGATGAATATTTGGATGAAGTCATCACATCTGAGGGTCAGAAAGGAGGGATTGAAGGATGGCTGAATCCATTTTGGACTCTGCACACGACCATCATGATGAAACTCCTAAGAATCATGACCGACTTAGAAGTCAAGACAATCATGGTGTATTCTGATGATGTCAATGCAATACTGAAAATCAAGCAAGCATCTGAATCAATGGTCAAATCAGTGTTCAAAAAGATTATGAATCATTGCAGCAAATTCGGGATGACTATAAAATACTCCCAAACCAACCTTTCGAAACACAGGGTTACAATGCTCAGACAACATTATGCTGATGGTATCCGTGCGGATTCAACATTGAAGAGACTCCTTGCAATCAGTGCGGGCAACAATTCAGCAATCGTCTCTGAAGAACTTGAAGTTGCAGGAATCAGCTCATCGGCTGCGTCTGCCCTAGAACTCACGAATCACCAAGAAGCATGCACATACTTGAAGAATTACAAATTGGGACTGCTTCTCTCCAGACTCCCTCAAATGATCTTATCGCACCCTCAGAAAGATAGTATGATATCCTCTGAAGAATTGCCTGTTCACCTCTCTAATCTGCTGTATTATACAAAAGATGACAAGTCAGAACTCAATCTGCAGTCAAAAACAAGTCTAATGGAAGCAGCAAAGAATGACATACGATCTTATCTTCTTCGAAACGGAGCCCATGCAAACAAGAGGTTACTGGACGACGCCTTATCAGGACTTTACGGGACCGGTGTGGCGGAATCAAAGCTTGTAGATAGTCCCGACAGGGTCCTGTATCTTCAAGTTTATGACAAATTCCTCCAGGATTTGCTCTTCTTTTGGGCTTACATACCGTGTGCCATAGGTGGGCTTGGAGCCTCACTCCACATAAATCTTGTGCTGTCAGGACACAGCAGTGGATTTTCGAAATCGCTGCACTATTTGTATCAATGGATCGAGAACTTCTCGTCAAACCCCGAATTTTTCAGAAAATATCTCTCTGTTTCCTTGTCGATCGATGAGAGTTCAGAACGTAACATGGATGAAACACGACTAGTCACGTCAACCTGGCAAAACGACAACAAGATCTGTCCGGCAACTACGAGCATCAAGCAATCCATAAAATCAATGGTAAGGAGACACACGAAGAACGAGAAGGTGTTGGAGATGTTCAAATTGTCCGAAGAGAAGGAATCACTGAGCAAGGAGATCCTGGAAATCTTCAGAGGAAACTTTCACGGAAGAATTGTTCAGTTTTATCACGAGAATACAGCCATCCATTTCCTCGACCTTCTAATCGGAAAGATCGAGACGAGTTCCGGGCTACTCACAAGAGTCAGGGACATAGTAAAGCTACGTAAAAGTATGGCATTCCGCACTCTAGAGAACATCAGAATCGGCGCAAACACGGGTAGGACGTTCTACTTCACACTCCGTGCCGGAGATGACATAGTCCAATCGTTATTGGCCAGGAAAGTTGCTATGTACCCGAAAGTCAAGTTGATTGAAGTCGAAGAAGTGCTGTACGATGACAAGATAGAGGAAGTAGACTTGAGAGGAGCTATGCTTACCGTCAGAAGATGTAGTCCAATGCACTACAGGAACGGCATAAAAGTGTTCGATGATCCGAAAGTTGGCAATGAGACTTTGTATAAAGGTGATATCATTGATGATGACAGAATGTTGGGCAATAAAGAAGAATTACTTGCTGCGAAACTCGTCGCTGTCACAAAGTGGTTTCTAATGAAGTATAACATGATGAGTTCCCCTCCAGAGTCCCGTTCCAAACTGGACTGCGTTAAAGCATGCAATGTTGCCTTGTCGACATTAACTCATCAGAGATTCGAAGATTTATTCTTCTATGCACCTACAGAGACAGGAGGTGAGATACTACACAGGATTCCCAACATGAGATTCAGCACCATGACATACATTCGTTCTGAAATGAATAGGTCACTCAAATACACAACAGATCTCAATCAGAGGTTGATAACTCTTATGAACCTTGTGGACAGCAATGTGAATTTTGATTACCTAAGAATGCGTCTGTTAGTAACGGCTATCACGAGAGATAAACATGATGACTTGAGAAGACTCGTGGTACGGTACGGATTCAAAAATCTGATCGGAATCAAAGATGTCCAATTCGTCAAACCTTGTGAAACTGAATTTGTCTCTAATGCGAAGTTCACATGCTACAGTGAATTGAGGAACCACCAGCTCAGTGTAACAAGGTTCAGATACCTGTCGCACTCATACATGTATGAGGAGAATGTGAATGAGTGGGCGCTTATGCCAAAGATGTCAGAGGCAAAAACAAGCGAAGTGTTAGGTGAGGAATACATCGATGATATCATTCTGAGGTATTCGCGAGCCTTGGATAAGGATTACATGCTTGTTTCCCCAGAGTTGATTACTAAGAACAGCTGGGAACCATTGATAGTCACATTGAGAAAGATTGACCCTTCATGGAAAGTATACGATTCTGAGCAGTGTTTGAGAGAGATCGCGAACCGCCTCGCAAGGGTGATGGACAAGAGAGCAATGATGACTCTATTGGACAAGACCAACAAAGTACATATGTCTCTACAAGCCAGTTGCATTGAAGAGGTTGTGGAACGTGGTCCTACAGACAGGGAATATGACTTATTGGTATCAAAATTTGGTACCATCATGCAGAGCAGGCGACATTCAAGGAAGTTGAGTGTACGACTGGCAAAATACCACAGCCTCCTGAATTCATTCGAAGAACACAAGAGAAACTTGACGAAGACACTTGTGATGGAGTACATTCTGACTTTTCACTTCAAGGTCAAACGGTCGGGAAAGTCAGTTATGGTGGATATCGACAGCGCTCTTGAAGAATTTAGATCTACTCCTATGGGAAAGCTTGCCCATGTGCTGATAAGTCCGTCACTTCAAACAAGGATACTGGTCCTCGGAATGGAATTTGTTGAAAATTTTGTTGAAAGAGAAATCGGGTCAATAAGAGAAGAATTGCATGAAATCTGCGATGATGTGTCACTAGAAGACATCGTAATGCCGTCCGGTTTACCATCAACTTCGCCATTCACAAATTTGACAGGACGAGAGTACATCTATCCTGTACTGGACGAGATTGAATACACCAGTATGTCTGTAGGTTATGCCGCGATGGAGACGCTGAATGAAATTGGGCCGTTATGTAAATATGCTCAACATTGCTCGATATCTGGAGCATCACCCAATGCGTTCATAAGCCATACTGGTTCAGATTCTCTTGGTGCGCAGATCGGGCTGTTTCGCCATCTCCTCAATGAAGACATCATTGATCACAACATGAAGGTATGTGACCTTACTGCAGGACGCGGTGATGGACTCTATGCTGCAAATCATCTGGGTTTGAGTTGCACGTCTTTCAGTCTTGAGGACACATTCACAAAAACAAACCATCACCCCGACATTGTTCACAAGACTGATTACGACATATTTGATGGGTCAACGTTGAAATTTGTCTCTGGATTCGACTTTGTTCACATTGATGTGTCATTCACAGGTGCCAATGACAGTAATCTGTTGGATCTTATTCTCTTTCTGGAAGAGAACAATCTGTCATACAGTGTCAGATTAAATTCTTCAGAATTACACGGATACGAAATGTTGCGTGTCAAGAGCTTACCAACATATTCTCACCGGATAGCATACGCGTTCAATCAGGTGCTGAAGCCTTATCAGATCTACCTTATCGGTTTCCCTACTGATGGGGAGAAGGATTGGGATGCAGAGCCCTTGCGAAAGACTATTGCCTTCAAATCTCTGGCGATCAGTTTTTCTAGACTGCTTGCACCGTCAAGACATTCCGATCGATTGCTCTCGAAAGTCCCTAACTCCGCCAGCATATGCTTTCCCGATAATGTTATGACTTCCAAATACATCAAATCAGTGATTGAACAGGCTACGTATTCCGAAAGAAGGTATTACTGCGAACGCTATGTCTCCGAAGTAGGCGAGGTCGGACTGATCCCGTTCATACGCCATCGCTGTTTAAGCGAATGTCAAGAGCAGCTTGCCCGATGTCATAATGCCATAACAACAGATCCAGACTACACGCTAGATGGCGACCCTTCAACGATGGTGGGAAATGTTAGTTCTGCATCAAAAAAGCACCAATTGGCACATGCAAATGATATCAGGAATTCTGGATGTCCCACATCCTTAATTTCACCGCTAAGCTGCACTCCTGAGCTGTTAGAGTATTGGAGAACAAGGCATCCGATATCCGAGTTCCGAAGCTGGTGCAATGTGACTCTTGGAGTGATAGCCTTTGCTCCTGATGCGTATTTATCAGGATTCGATGCGATAAAGTCAGCACATGAAGAGGCAGTGGAGAGGACGGGACCAAAGATGTCGTTGCACCAAAGGGAGCTGCAACAAGCACTGAAGCTGCTCATGATATCTGCACGCAATGGTTCATATTCTTACGGAATCACGCATTTGGTTAAGCTGATGGCTCAAAGATCAAAAGGAACGAAATCACTAATGAGGACGATGAGATGTTATCGATTACTCAGTTACATGTATGACGACTTCCTTAAGATGATACGATTGGGAGAGCTGTCAGTGTCGCAGCTAGATGCTATCGAGAGTGAGACCATAACACGAGAAACTTTGAAGTACAAATATCAGCAGAAGACAGAGGTGGCTAAAATCGACACACAAGATTACAGTGATATACAAGCAGTCATAACCTCCTCTATGGATGATCTCTTTTCCAGCCTCGAAAATTATGCTGTTGCAATTGCATCTCCAGGCGAGAGCGAGCAAGAAGTTGATCCGTATGCAGCAACCATGACTCAGGCTGATCTAACTTTCGACATTAATATCCAGGGGCAAGTGGAGATGATGATAGCGAAACTGAATCTTGCCCCTTCTGCTGACACAGGATTCATAGACCTAGGAGACGATGACTTCTATGAAGACCCGGACTGGTGATGACAGGATTTCAATCACGTCCTTCTCAAATACCTGAATTCCACATTTAAACAATATAAGCTGTAATGAATACGTTTCGGTATCCTAAAGGATATCTTTGCCTTTCATTAAACGGTTTGTATTTTAT